GCGCCAGTGATTTCATCCGTCAACGTGCATTGCAGTTGTGGGCGTGTGTCGCCTTGGACCAGTTTGATTTTTTCAGTCATGATTCTTCCTCAAGCTGCCGGACGTTGGCGCACCATGCGGTTTACACCGCGAAAGTCACGAATTCGAGCATTGGTTACGGCCTTCTCGTACAGGCCCTTGTGCATGCCAGCCATGGCAACGTCAGACCATTCTTTGCCGGGGATCATGGCGAGCTGAGCAATGGTGCCGCTGACGATGGTGTCAGCGAACGTCTCGTAAATCCAGTCCTCTACGCCAGTGCCAGCTCGGTTTGGCTTGAGCACAGCGTACACCTTGAGTGTGGTGCGCTCCTCCGGCGTTGGGAAGATGCGGATGCTGTTGTCGGCCTGAACCCAGAACTCGCGTGGCTCGCCTGTCTCGGACAGCTTCTCAGCACCGATCAGTCGCAGGTCTGTGCGCGTAAGGGTGTGTTCGCCATACACAACAGCAATGACGTCTTCTACGAGGCCAGTGTCAGGGTCAAGGTCGTAGTCGACTTGGTTGGGGGCCACATACACAGCACCAATCTGCTCGCGCCACAGGTACGTGCGGGCGAAGAAATCAGCCGCAGTCGAAGCCAGATACAGGTTAATTGACGCCACTGGGCAGCCAGACAGATGCGGCGTAATCAGTGGGTGGAACGCGGTCCAAAGTTTGGCCATTATGCAACTCCCGGCTGCGATGCAGCGTTGACCTGTGCAGACACGCCCAGAGAGTTCTGGAAGGCTTGGTAGTGGGCCACAGCGCGGGCTGCGTTGCCCTGCTGCTCTGAGTCCTTGGTGTAGGCTCTGTACAGCATGTAGTCGAGTATGGCGTTGGCAAAGGTGTCGTCGATGCGGATTACCTCAGTCGTAGCTGAGTTGGCCAACTGCACGTCCGTCAGAGTGTGAGGAGTAGGCACCTGTGCGTAGAGCACCTCAAGCTGAGCCAGCGTGGTGGCTGGTGGGTACACCATGAACTCTTTGGGCTGGCGGGCGTCAAACATGTACTGCTCAATGCTGACGCTAGGTGTCTCTGTGTACCAGCCACGGCGCTGGCCGTCCAGAACGCGGCGATCAATCAGATGCACGGCGTATTTATTCGATGTGGTGGCTACGTTCCGCACGACAGCCACAAGGCGGGTTGCGTTTGCAAAGCCCGTAGTGAGCACCTGACGCGGGCCAGCCGCGCAGGTGAATGTGCCCGTCAGCGTGTTCGAGTCAGGGCGTAGGTTCAGCGTTTCGCGGTAGCTGTCGTTCAGCCACAGCTGCAGTTCAGACAATGCCCACCGCACAGACGTGGTGTCTTGTAGAAGCGTTCGTGCCCGAGAGATCAGGTCAACAACTTTCACGGTGGCCATGGTCTACCTCACAGTTCAGGCTCTACATCAGCCGATTCTACCGCAACGGGTTCAGCTGGTGTGTCTTTCGCCTTGCGGGTGCGTGGGGCCTTGGCCTCAGCAGCGGCTTCGTTGGAGTGCAGGTTTGCCAGCTCTTGACCTTCGGGGGTGTACTCCCAATCAGCGCCGTTCAGGCGGGCCAAGATGACGATTTTGCCGTCAACCATGGCGCGAGCTTTGTTGGACAGGATTTCGCCGTTCAGGCGGGCCAGCAAGTCGATCACGTTCATAGGTACTCCAAATGTAAAAAGGGGCTCCGAAGAGCCCCTTTATTGTGCCACTGATTAGGCGCTGAGAACAGCGCCCCAGTTTTCACTGCCCAAGCTGATGTAAGCACCAGACATGTTAGCAGCCAAGGCTTTGGCTGCGTTGGCAGAACCACCGTTGATGGCACCACCAGTGGCAGGGTACACGTTCAAAGCAGCGTTGGAAATGTTCACGATGTGAACAATATCGCCGACAGGACGCTCAGTGGGCAGCTTCACGCCGTCGCTGGCAGTGCCAGTGGTCACGACGTTAACGGCACCAGTCAGCTGAGTAGCGCCAGCCTGAGTTTGAGTTGTACCAGCGGTAGCTGTAGCGTAGCCGCCGATGCTGCGAGCAAATTGAGTAGACATATTGATCTCCAAAAGGGTAAAAAAATGGGCCCCCGAAGGGGCCCAGTTCATCAGCTGGCGGAGCCGACTTGGGCAACGACCAGAGCTTCAGGCTTGACAGTCTTGCGACCGTACACAGCCAAACCACGGACGATGTCGCCGAAGTCAGTCTGGTTACGCAGAGGCTCAGTCTTGTTCACGGTCATGGCGAAAGACATTGCTGCCTTGGTGCCAGCGACCATGGTACGACGGGCTTTAGCGCTAGCCACAGCACCACCAGTGGCGGGGTCGGTCAAACCAGCAACCAGTGCCTTGCCAGCAGCGCCGCGTGGCAGCAAGTTGGACACGTACACAGTGAAGCGGTCCAACATACCGATCTTGCCGCTACGGATGGTCGACTGTGGGTCGCCAGTGAAGTAGGCTTGAGCGATGTTCGATTGCATCAACAGGTGACGGTCGAAGGGGCTAATCAGCAACCAGCGGCCATCTTCAGGCACGTTCTGCTCGTCCAACACTGTGGACATACGCAGGATAGCCTTCAAGACGTTCTCAGGAGTGGCTTGGTCGATGGGGGTAACGTCTGTGCCCAAGTTGTAGGCAGCAGAGATAGCACCAGCGGTAGCGCCTTCGTTGGCAGCGGCAGGGCCTTCAGTGACCATGTTGTTGAAGAACACTTCGTTTTCGATGGCGATCTTCAACTGCTTGGCGGCGTCTTCGGTGAACATGTTCATCAGGTTCATGTCGGACTGATAGGCCAACACGTCGTTGACTTGCACGCCGAAGTACTTGCCCTTGTTCACTTGCATATCTTGGAAGATAGGAGTGGGGACTTCGTACGACAGGTTCTGGCCAACGGTGTAGTCGGAGATGCTGATCGAAGGGGCCAAGCGGATACGGATGGTATCGCCTTGGTTCTTCAACTCGCCTTCGTAATCGGTGTTAGCGATTTCCGACAGCATGGTGTTCTGGTAGAACTTGGCCAGCAACTTGCCGGACCACAGGGTGGGGATGAAAGCGCCGGAGTACGAAGGGTTCGTGTTGAACGGCGATTGGACGGGATAAACTGCAGCCATGATGGCCTCCTAAAAAGTTACAGGTTGGGTGACACTTTGCCCACGGATTACGCTGTTACGCGACCTTCCATGAACGCTGCATCAATTTCAGCTTCAAGTTTCTTTGCCTCGTCGGTGCGCCCCTTGACACCCAGATCAGTCGCCTTGCGGAACATCTTTTCGATGTCTGCGTTGGTGTAGACCTTACCTTTTTGAGAGGTAGGGGGTGTGCTTGTGGCACTACGATTCGGCTGAATTTGACGCTCAAGCTCTTCGGTTTTGTCGGCAGTGGGCTCTACTGGCGCAACGCTCTTTTTGAACATCGCCACGTAGTGTGCTACTCCTTCAGCGTCGCCTCGGTTGAACGCTTGTTGTGCAACAGTGGATCGTGCGGCTCGGAGCAGCGGGTCAACTTCGTTGAGCCAAGCAATCCACTTAGGATCGGCATTGACTGCTTCAAAGTCCGGCACCATACGGTACAGGCGCTGCTCAAAACTGGCTTCGGACACTTGAGTACCGGTGCTGGTCAACTGCTCGCGCAGCTTCTCGTTCTCGGCACGCATGGCGTCTAGCTCACCACGAAACTCTGCTGCCACTTCGCGGGCAACTTTGCGCTGGACCTCAATCAGGTCCGAACCAAATGCTTCAACATCAGCATCAGTTACCAACTTCTCAGCGACTGTAGGCTTCTTCGTCTCGACTGGCTTAGTCTCTGAGGCTTTGCGGAGGGCATCCACTTGGGCCTTGAGTTCTCGCACGTCGGCGTGTAAGCGTGGCACTTCGGCGTCATATTTGCCTTTTAGGGCAATATAGCGGCTCTGCCATGTTTCTTCAGCGATAGCTGGTTCTGTCGGTTCTGGCTTTGTTTCAACAGGTGCTTGCTGTTTTACGACCGGCTCAGGTGTCGAAGATTCAGCTGGAGGAGTGTCCGCAGATTCCGGCTCCGGGTTAGCGGGCGCTGGATTTTGGTTCTCAGCTAGTTGTTTCTCGATCTGTTCCAGTTCACGTAACTGAGCTTCTACTTGTCTTGGCAATGCCATTTTCAATTTCCTTTAAAGCGCCAACTCTGTTTTTCAGGCGTCGGAGTTACCGGTGTGCCGTTCAACATAATGGTTTGCTAGGACTACAAAAATCGGATCATTTGATCCGGTCGAAGACCTCTGACGATTTTTCAACCGCTTCGAGGAAATCTGATAAGACCTGAGCCTGACCTTGGAGTCGGTGTATGCGGTGCGGCTCTTCTGCAACCATCAAGGAGTTTTTGGTCTCCTCCAGTTTCAGCTTGAACAGCGCCAACAGCGGCTCGTTTTCTTGCAGCTTGCAGCGAATCAACGCTTGCATGTGCTGCCGATCAGGCTTTTGGCCTACAAAAATCTTCATGTGTGGATTCTATACAACAAATTCAAAAAAAGTCAAACACCATTGGGGCGTGGCGAAATCATATTTCCTTCACGGCCACCAACTTGGCTGCCGTCAGGCAGCATATTCTTCGGCGCTGGGCCTTGTGTCATGCCCGGAGCGCCGCCTTGGAGCTCGCCAGCGATCATGGCCAACTGCTCTTGGAGCTGTGCGTTTTGCTGCTGCAGAGTCTGCATGGCTGTCAAGGTTGGGCGGTCTGGCACGATGCGGTTCACGTTGCCGCTCAGGTTGCGGGCCTGCTCGCGCAGGAGTTCCGCTGCACCGTCCATACCCACGATCTGCTGGGCCACCGGGCTGTTGAGCACGATCTGCAGGAACTCGTTGCGGCGCACTGCCTCGGCTTCCTTGACCACCAAGCTGGTCGCGCCCTTGGCCACAGCCTTGACGTCACCGATCAGGTCTGGGTCTTTGCTGTAGCGCAGGTTGTCTTGGTACAGGCGCTCGATAGAGGGCACGATCACGTTGCGGTCGATGTTGCTGATGACCTGCTTGATGCCCTTACCGGCGTTGGAGATCAGCATGGACAGGCCAGACGACGTACGGCCAGCACCACCCGAGGGGTCGCCAGTCATGTAACGCGGGATCATGGTGTCCTCGTCGGCGCGGGCTGAGAACTTCTCAAACACGGCCATGAGTTCCTGAGCGTTGCTGTTGGGCTGGAAGAACTGCAGCGGCTGCGAGCCGTCGTTGAACTCCGAGCTCTGGAACTGCCAGATTTTCCAAGGGTACATCTCTGTGATGTCCTCGCCCGGGGGCAGGCGCGACACGTTCACACCCACCTGCGGGCCAGAGCTGATGCCCATGTTGTTGGCCAAGCTGCGAGCAGCGGCGTTCACCATGTTCTGAGAGTCGCGGCACAGGTCAGTCACGCCCTTACCGGCGACAGCGCCGGGGACTTTCTCGTACGATGTCACGTAGTACGGCTTGCGGCCCAGCGGGTCGTAGTTCAGCACAGCGCGGATCACCGTGGAGCCAACCAGCCACACCTCGCAAGGGTAGTTCAGGTCTGGGTCAGGAATCTCTTTCTTCGACAGGCCCCAAGTCAGCAGGTCGCTGCCCTTGACGCTATCCCACATCTGCAGGGCGTCGATCAGGTCTGTCGTGAAGATGGTCTGGGTGGTGTCCTTGCCTTCAGCCGTAGCTTGGGCGCTGTCAGTCCACAGCCACTCGTTCAGGTTGCCCATGTCGAAGCTGTTGAGCACGGAGCGGATCGCGTCGTCGTTGTAGCCGGGCACGCCCATCAGAGCCTGCAGGTCTTCACGGGTCATGCGGTGGCGCTCAACGATGAAGCCGTCCTGAATGTCAGAGGCCCATGGTGCCCAGTAGAGCATGAACGGATCAACCCGCTCCCACTCGTTGCGAATCTCTTCAGACGGCACCAGCTGGCCGTTCTGCCAAGCCATGGTCTTGCGCTTGCGTTTCACCGGGCCTTTGAGCACGGCGTAGGGGAACGTCACGATGTCATCCAAGAACGCATTCAGGGCGTCGGTCCAGTTACCCTCGATGAGCTGGTCCTCCATCTTGAGTTCCATGCGGTCAACGCGCTCGTTGGCTTCCTCGCGCAGACGGCGCATCGCTGCGTCTTTCATCTGGGCTGCGGACTCGCGCAACTGTGTGGGGTCTGGCATGGGCATGCCCTGCTCCATCAGCGCCTGCAACTGCTGCTGCATGCTGGCCATCAGCTCTTGGACCAACTCAGGCGGCAGGGTGGGCTCAGGTGTCGCCTCAAGGCTCCACGGCTTGTCAGAGCCAGTGCCCAACAAGGTATCACGCAACCAGCTCGTCGCGGCGCGGCACTTCACTGAGGACAGCTGGATGTAAATCTCCGAGCCGCCTTGGCGCTTGATGTCCGCCAGTTTGTCAGGGTCATACTCGCCGTTGCGCTGGCGCAGGCACTGCAGCATGCGCTCCTCGATGGTCCGTTTGGCTTCCCGGGCAGACTCCCAGCGCTTGCGTGCGTGAGCGGCCAAGCCCTGAATGACAGGCGTAGCCTGCATCTCTGAGTTGCGTTTCTGCGACTCGCGTTCAAGGTCTGAGCTGCGAGCGACTGGGATGAGGGCGATGCCTGTAGCCATGAAATGTCCTTAGTTCGGGTCTTCTGTCCAGCGGGCCTTGAACAGACCTGTGGCCGTGGTGTTACCAGTATTAGTGATACGAACGTAGTACGTACCGGGTGGAAATCCCACAGGAAACTGCTCACCGCCTTGAGAACCAACAGCATGATTCAGGTTGTTCCCAGAGGACAAAATGAATTTGTCCAACACCGTGCCGCCAGTGTGCGTGCCACCGTAAGTCATGGTAGTCGTACTGGCTCGCACAGGCGTGCGCAACATGTTGTTGGTCGACTGGATTGTCAGCGTGCTGTCAAACGTACCGCCTGCGGTGCCACCGGTCACAATCTCCACAGTGACGTCAGACACCGTCAGGAGCACAAAGAAGTCACGCATGATGACGTCTTCAGTGATGACAACCCTAAACACGCCGACAGCAGCCTGAGCAATGCTGAAGTCGCGGAAAGTGAAGTACTGCCGCCCTTCGTAAAATGCCGAGTTGCCGTCCTCCACAAACAGACGACCAGCCGCACCCTTCGCACGTTCATATACGTCAGGTGCCTGCGACTGGACAAAGTTGGTTGACATCAAGCTCATGGCGAGCCCTTTCTAGCGGCTATATGCCGGGATTGTACCCCCAGAGGACTGGTGGTCAAGTGTAGGCGTACGCTGAGCGCTTTACTTCCCGGCGCGTCTGCTGCAGGCCGAAGCCACGGATGTTCATGTCGATCACCGCGCAGGCGTACTGGTTGGCGTCGTGGATGTGTGACCACTCGTTCTTGTCCGGCTTGTCTTCCATCTCACCCGACTTCTTCCGGTATCCTGACCGGAAGCCCTTGATGAGCATGGTGCACCGTGGGTCGATGAGGAACATGGCCTTGCCCTCCAGCTGCTGGGTGAGCAGGCGCTCCACCGCCGCGATACGCTTGTCCGGGTCGTTCGTCGGCGGCTTCACGCACTTAAACCCGGCGTTTTTCAGCGCGTCCACCAGCGTCATCTCGTTGAGCTGCTGCTTCATGAACCCTGCCGGGTCAGGCGCACAGACGAACTGGTAGCCTTGGTATGTGTTGGCAATATGTGGGTTGAGCTTGGTCGTGATGAACGTCTCGATGCCCATGTTCTCCGAGGTGATCTCGCTAAGCACCAGTACCCGACCACGCGGGTCTCGCTGCATGAAGACAGCCGGCGGCGTGCGCCCGAAGTCAATGCCGATAGTGATGGGATAGTCGGCGTTCTGGATCGGCTTGATGTTCTCTTTGGCCACGTGAAAGTCGGCTGTGAACGTCTTGTCGTACACGGGCATACCGGACAAACTCTTACCCCACTTACCGTGGACGTACACGTCGATCCAGTCCTCGCTCTTGCCCTCGCACAAGTCCTCGTAGTAGTTCGATGGCAAGTGCTGCACCCAGTCCGCCAAGCGTATCGCGGCGGTGGAGCGCCTGCTCACCCAGCAGCTGGAGGGCAAGGCCATGTTCCTCATCGACCCACGGTGCACCATGCTCATCAAGGGCTTCCGGTCAGGATACCGGCCCAGACGACCCGTAAGCGCGTCGAACACGTCCGCGTTGATCTCCCGCACCTCGTCCACCATGGCAAACGACAGCTGCAAAGACAGCAGGCGTCGCACGTCGTTGGCATCATCCAATCCCCGGAACAGCACGTCGCACTCCACGTCGTCGAAGCGCAGGGTAAATCTCAGCTCCGTGCGGTGGTAGATACCCGCCTGCCCCTCGGGGAACAGGGAGAGAAAGTCTTTGATGGTCGAGTCCAGCAACATCTGGCGCGTGTTACGCACCACTGCACATCTGGAGCGACGGATGCCATCTGCACAGGCTGCCACCTTGCGGGCCTCAATCGGAATCTTCATCAAGGACGCAGTTGTCTTGGTCGAGCCCACCGGCCCTACGATGAATGACTGGAACTTGTCACTGAGGATGTATGGCGTGACGCTGACCACCGGGGTGTAATTGACGCTCATGAAAGTTCCTCGTAACCCCACTGCTTTCCGCAGCCGGGGCAATGGACGCGATCTTGGAGCAGTTGAAATAGTTGGTTGTCACACGCCACGCACGTCCAGCTCTGGGCGTCGGGCGATGGCATCCCGTCGAACTTGTTGCGCCCGCGCATGCTCTTGCACTCTGGGCACTCGAACTCGGTGGTGCCGGGCTCCCACACAGCAGTCCACTCGTGGTTGCACCCCATGCAGTACAGCGCACCAGCGATGTGGGGTTCGCGCTCCTTCTTAGCCTTGGTGAAGTCGATCACGTCATTCATACGTAGTCGTCTCCGGCGTATTCGTAATTTTCGTCCTCAATCAACAATATCGGCGTTTTTTGCGAATTTTCTGCTATTTCTATGGTATTTTGGGGTGTCTCAGCCTCCAAAACTAGCGTTTTTGGGGCCGAATTTGCAGTGCTCGGCAGGTTAATTGTTATCGAAAAACCGGGTCCAGCAGTCGAAATTGCACTGTTTTTGGGCTTCAAATCACCCCAATCGACCAAGTTTTCGATCATTTTCGCCCTCGTCGCGGCTGGCACGTCGGGGTCTTTGGCCATGTGGTACGCAACTGGCAGCAAATCTTCGGCCAGCACACGGCTTTTCGCTGCAAAAGAGAAGCCGTTATCTCTTAGCTCAGTCGTGTACGCCTCCAAGTAGCGCTGGAACTGAGGGTTTGCTGCTATTTGATCGTATTCTGTCTGCGTGAGGCCTTCCCCTGCAATCACACCGTGGATCGGCAACTGGGCCCCCACGTTGTTCCGCGCTATGGATAAAGCAAGTTCACGCAGCAGCTGATCTGAGTTGATTGAGCTGTGCATGAGCGGAATGTAACACGGGAAAAAATTTTTGGAAACGCTTTATGTGGGGGCGGGGTAAAAATAACTGGGGGGTATGTGGATGGTTTGATAACTAAACAATGGAGTTGTTGGTATTTTGATGGAAC